TGGAAGAAATCACATTCGCATTAGAACGTGCGTATATAGATTTTGATTTTATCAGCGACAGTTATTGCATCAGCAACTACGATATGGCATTTGACATTTACGACAGCTACACGGATAAAATTATCCGAATGATTCATTCAGAAATCGACAAAATCGCAGAGGGCAAAACCGTAAAATTCTACGCACACACGCCCGACAAATACGAACGTGAGATAATCGCCGCAGAGTGCGGCGCATACTGAAACAGCCGAAACGGCGGTATAATCCGCCGTCTACGTAGGGCGGTAACCTACGTACTGATGAAGGCAAACCACAGAAAATCATTGACATTCTGCCGCAGACGTGGTATAATGTTTACAACAAATTTTTGGAGGTATCACTATGAAATTCAAAGTTTACTATGTTAAGGATCACTATAAGCACCCGTCTGTTTTGTGCCTACATGGGCACAGATGGATCGAGTTAAGCCTTGAGAGTTTTGGTATCAATCTTGAACTGCCGGGTAGGAGAGCATACTATACCGGCGAGGGCAGCGTTACAGACACGTACACGGACAGTGAGATCCTCGACATGCTGAAAAAAGCGTGTGACGAGCGTCAGGAAAGCGGAGAGTGGGACGTACCTTTTGGACAAGCCCCATACGCTAGTACATACAACATCTGCGGCGGGGTGCAAACTGGCAAACACAGCGAGTTTTTGTGCGACTGCTACTACGGAACGCACTATATCGGCACATATGAACAGTGACGGGGTGTCTACATGTCAACGTTCGACTGGATCATGTGCATCATACTAGCCCCGGCGATCATAAAATGCGCTCTGCGGCACAAATAAACTCAACCGCCCACGGATTACACCGTGGGCGGTTTTTTATGTTCTGTGAAAACACGCCACGCCCGACAGCCACACCGCAACACTGCCTGTGAGCCGTTCTAAGGCGTTACAACCGTTTACCCATAGAACTACACTGCTACACCGCTGCAAACGCCACACAACGGCTTGTAGCCGCCTTGTAGCGTGTCTGCGGACTGTCGCTACATGTACGTCCAAATCAGCACTGCAAACAGCGAACCGCCCCGAAATTGACAGCCGGGGCGGTTTTTGGTGTGGGTTCGGGCTTTTTTTAGGGGAGCGGCAGAATCTGAACCGCTTAATCTCTCTATGCCTGCCCGAAAATCCGAATCATAGTCGCTTGCGTTTTTCAGCGATAGTTGCTTGACATTTTCAGAAAATCAAAATCATAGTCGCTTGACGGTTTCATAGTCGCTCAATCCTCAAACTCTGCCTCGATATAGTCGCTCGTGTCTTCCGCAATCCTCTTTGCGATTTCCTCGGTCGAGGTTTCGTCTCCGAGAGGATTGTTCGGGGTAACGACAACTTCCTGTTGGTCCTTGTAGCCGAAATGGTTCTTCCCGAGGAAGATTCCTGCAACTGGATTTACCTTGCCATTTTGCATATAATCTTCCCACAATTCGCCTAAAATTCCGTGCGCTTTTTTTATCAAGTCCGCACTTTCGGGGCTGAACCCCCTCAAATCATTACCACTTCTTATATCCCAAATTGCCTGTCTTTGAACGCCCAAAGCGTTAGCCAACCCTGCGACAGAGGGTTTAATATCAGCCTCGCAGCAGCGGGTGAAGTAGAGATTAATGCGATCGGAGACCTGCTGAGGGTCTTTGCGGTCGATAGTTGGGAGATTGAAAAGGTTCATAGCGAAAGAGAGGAACTTTGCGTTATCTCCGGGAGCAAGGTTAAAGCCGTTGTCACCGAAAGTGACAGCCTTGTTGGACTTGCGTTTTGTGGTAGTTTCGGCAGGGGTCGTTTTTTTAACAGCCGTGCCGTTCGAGACGGTAGTTTTTTTAGTAGCCGTACCACTAGTGTTAGGTGTTTTTTTAGTAGCCATAGAAGTAGCCTCCTTGAAAAAGTCGGCTCAAAGGCTCTAAAGTCGTACCCTGCGAGGGTGCGTGAATGGAATGACAAACTTTTTTGTCATGAAGAAATTTTTTGTCACGGATTTTGTCATTGCGAAAACGCTGTATTTTAGGGGGTTTGTGAGGGGTCTGTGACTTAAATGACGGGAATGACAAAAATTTTGCTATACTTATCTCTACGTTTTTATATTTGACGTGTCAACACATACAACTCGTATTATACAATAGCTATAATTTCCGTCATTTATGTCATTTAAGTCATTGATACTAATAAAACGTAGTAAAATAGGGGGTTTGCGAGTTTTGGGTGAAAAATCGGAGTTTGTCATTTTTCCGTCATGAGAGGGGAATTTTCCGTCATTTTTTGTTGTGATTTTGCGAACGTAACGTAACTAAATTAAGTTTAACGATTTGACGCGTCAAAAAAGCAACGTGAAAACAGCAGCTTTTTACACACTTTTTTGACGTGTCAGTTGACGTGTCAAATGTATATTAATTTATTGTTACGCTATTGTGAAATTTAAAATTCGTGCAAGTTTGGCAAAGCCGCCGCCAGTTATTACATACATCGCATTTATATTGCGAGGGACAGACGGGTTATCGGCTTTGAATTTTTTGAGGTCAAGCCCACAAAGAGAGTAATAGTCCCTGCCTTGTTCAAGTTTGTTGAGAACATAATAAGAAATGTTTCGCTCATTGTAGCCGGTAAGATTATGAGCATCTCTTACTGTTATCACCTGATGACCGTTGAACTGCTTAAGAAGCGAAACAACGTCGGATTTTTTGATTTCAAGCATTTATGTGTACCTCCTTCATACAGTAAAGCCATAGGAGAGTTATTTCTCCGGCGGCTTTTTTTCTTCGTATTCTTTTAATCGGCGTTCTCTCGCCTCTTTGGAGCGCCGTTCTCTCGATTCTTGCGCTCTTTTATACCACAGTTCTTGCTTTTCTTGCCTTAGGCAGCCGCAAGACTTCTTAGTCCCCGTGCTTAATGCGCTTGCGCTCGCTTCGCAAATATTACCGCATTCGCACTCACACAGCCACACTACTGATGAACTTTTGCGCTTATCAGTAGGTTCGAGGGCTGTAAGCCTTCCAAATTTCTGCCCTCTCAAATCTTTCATTGGCGATTTGCGAGGGCGGCTCTTCTTCAAATTACTTTGGTGAATTCTCCGGCACTCTAGCGAGCATGTAGTTGTTTTGTCGGAGGGTGAGCAATAAAACTCCCGTCCGCAAACCACGCATTTCTTCATATTTTTCGGCGGCATATAAATTAGCACCTCTTTTTAATATTTTTCGTACTCTTCTTTGGCGTAAATATCACTAATCATTATGAATCCCATCATCTGAACGTTGTAGTTGGTGGTTGGGCGCTCACCAGTTAGCCACTTACGTGCCGTGCCATATGGTAATCTGAAAGCAGCTGCGAACTGCGTGAGTTTCTTTCCACTCAGCTCAATGATTTTTTTTAAATCGTTTCTTGAAACTGCGAAGATGATGTTCATCGTTTTAACGTAGTTTTCGCCGTCTTCGGGCATGTTCGTTGGGTAGCCTTCGTCTGCAATCAACTGCTCCGCTGTCGGGAGGTTTGTAGCCTCGCCGACAAGTGAAAGATAATATTCGTAGCTAATCATGTTTGCATTCCTCCTTATCTCAACGATATAATCTTCATATGTCGTCCCTCCTTTATTCATCTTCTAAACCAAAGCTAAAATCAAAATTTTCTTCTGATTGTGGGTAAACATAGCTTAAATGCTCATGGAAGTCGCTGTATTCGTTGGCTAATCTCTTTGCGATTTTAGTTCCATCGATGGTGCATTCATAGTCCTCACCGTCCGCGGGTGCGAAATGACTAGCAATATAAGAGTTTGCCTCCTCCTTGGTCATTTTGATAAAATAGCCATACGGATTATCATCGAATAAATTTGAAAAACTACAGTCCAGAGCGCGGGCAATTTTTACGGCGAGCCCAAGTGTAATGTTTTCCGTTGGAATTTCGTCTGTTTCGTAATCGTAAAGGGTTTTTGCTGAAATGCCGATTTTTGCGGCTAAATCGTAGATGTCCATATTCCTGTTTAATCGCATTAATTCAATACGGTTTCTCATGGTGTTCCCTCCTCTTACTTTGTAAATAATTTTCTAATTACTTCATTGGCTTCACGATTGTAAATTATCACTTTGAAATTGCTCATTAGCGGGCGTACTGCATTTTTCATAGATTCCACAGTTTCTTTTGCCGTAGCCTTTGGCGTTACTGCAAAGTACCAAAAGTTGCCGTTCCATTTTGCGCCGACAACTTTTAATTCTTCCTTGTGGGTGTAAGTGCCTTCGCTTGTATCTCTTTCATTATCATAAATTGAATCAATATTCATGATAATTTTTCCATCGAATAAGTCCGATGCGATGTAAATCGTCTTTTTCATAGTGAATACCTCCGTGTTTGTGGGTTTGTTGTTTTCCCTAATTATATTATACACCCGTTGGGGCAAAAGTCAAGAGGTTTTCTAAAAAAAAACACCCATTGGGATAAATTTTGTATGATTGTACAAACTAGCAATAATTTTTTTGGATAATATAACAAATAAAGAAACGAACGTTTGCCTCTGAATTTTCTCGCTTATTGGGCGTGCGATTCGTGCTTTGCCTCCTATGTACATGATCGTCAATCACCCCCCCGATTTGTTTTGCTATACGAGATTTTCCACCTTGATAACGCATTATAAAATTTGTCTCCTTTTTTTACCGATAGTTTTTCATTGATAGTCGATCAGAGCATCATCGTTGAGCTTGAACGTGTAGAATCGTCCAAAAGACTTGCGGATCTCCATTTCGGCTTGTGAAGTGTATCGTAAGTACTGCATAAGCTCCTTGCGGAAAGTCTGAGCCGAAACTTGATACCGCATGCCGACATTCGTTGTGTACCAATTTTTGAATGCACCGTATATCACGTGCTGAGTAGACTGATCCTCAGCAGAGACGTAAACATCATCACGCATAACACAGCATTCGTCAAAGAACTGTCGCACAGGCGAGTTGTCGGTTTTGTAGTCTTCGACTGCCTCGTTGGAATCGTCAGGGATGTTAAACTTGTAGCCGTTTGCGATAAATTTTTTCACGGCGGCAATGCAGAGATTTACGATCGCCTGCCGCTCGGCGTACATTTTATCTATCAGCATACCGTCACGCTTTTCGGGCGGTACAACGTGGTTGACGTTCAGAATAATGAAACGGTTGTAAACGTGTTCGCCCTTGTCGCCGCCGAATCGTGGCAACTGGTTTGTGCAGAACCACAGCAAGCCGTGATAAACAAAGTTGAAGATGTTACCGCCCTTAAACTCGCCACGCACGCTGTCACCGCCTGTGAGGGTTTTCACCATGGATAATTCGTCAACCGTGAGTGCGGACATATCGCCGTGTCCTGCAAGGCGTTTGTGATAAAGTACTGACGTACCGAATTTGTCCTCTAGGTCTTTCACGTTGCACGTAGCAATGTTTTCGTTGCCCAAAATTCGTTGTGTAAGCTCTAGAATTTTCGATTTACCCGAATCGCCTTTGCCGCAGATAAACAACATTTTCTTTGCACGCTCGGCGTGGATGTTTGATATTGCCACACCCATATACTGCAACAACAGAAGATTGTAGTCCTTGCGGTTCTCAGTAAGTTCGTTCAAGTATTTTGTAAACACGGGGCAATTGGTATTGTCGGGATCATAGTCGCACGGTATCTGAATCGTTGAATAAATTTTGGGCGAATGCGGACGGAGTTTGCCGTCCGACAGCGATAAAATACCGTTGCGGAAATTGATGATATTTTCGTCAGCGTTGAATTGGTCTTCGTCTATGAAGTTCAGATCCGTGCGGAGATTTTGCATAACCTCACGAACGTCACGCATTTTCAGCAGGCTATCGTCTATCTCTGCGATAAAGCGTTTTATGTAGCCTTGAAAAAGGTCATCGTTGATTTGTCTGTAAACACCATGCTCGTACCAAAAAACACGGTTCGCACGTGAAAACTGATCATGCACTGAAACGAAAACGCAGTGATTTCGAATCCACCGTGCAAGTAGAGGACAGGAAATGTAATAACCGCCGTTTGATTTTGCTATGAGATAGTCGGGGAGAGAATCGTTTTCTCCGATAATGCCTGCACGGATCGCACGGCGGCGGTATAGTTCGTCCTGCGTTATGCTCGGTTTCATGACTATGTTTTCGTTTATGGAAAAACTGTCAAGGAAGTTGTCGCCTGATTGGCAGATTTCGGCATGGGCATAGTCGGTCGAATCACAGACAGTCGAATCATAGTCGGTTGGTTCATAGTCGGTTGAGGCGTTGCTCAATATTTTTCACTTCCTTTCTGCAATTGGTGTAGAAACTGCGTAGTTCGTCCTCATCTCCGAAAGTGAGAATGCTTTGCAGATATTCCATGCGTGTGATATTTTGGAGATACTCAACATACTCGTCTGAGCGATAGTCTCGCAAGCTGTATCGGCGTAGCAACTGCGTGTACTCGTTCACCGTCTTCCGTGCGTTGTAAATCCATACGCCGAATGCATATTCCTGCTGCTGCCGCCTTGAGTGGCGTATAGCAGCCTCACGCCGTTCGGCGGTTTCGGGTTTGCTTTCGAGGTCTAATCCCAGCGAAAAATCCTCGTTAAGACGTTTGAGAACGTCAATGGGTTTCGATATGCCGAGCAGTTTGCCTGTAAGTTTGAAAACGTCTCCACCCTCTCCGCAACCGAAACATTTGTAAAATTTTTCGTGAACCACGAAAGACGGGTTTTTTTCTTTGTGAAAAGGGCAGCAGCATGTGTTTTGACGGTTGATGTGTAGTCCGTAGTGTTCTGCAACAGTGCGGACATCAAGCCGTGATTTTGCTGTTTGAAATAGTTCATTAGTCTCCATTTGTATCTCCGTTTATGCTGTCCTGATAGTTTTTGAGTGCGGATAAATCACGGCGGATCTGCGTGATTTCGTTGTAGTCGACACGAATTTTCTGTTTTTTGGGTAACATTTTTCTGTGGTCTACAGTGGAAAAGTCGGGGTCATAGTCTATACCGAACTTTTTCACATCTTCCAGTGCGTTCGGTCGGTCTGTTGACAGCAAAGCCTTGACAAGGCGATCGAGACGTTTTTTGCCAAAGCCATAGTCGCAGGACAACTGCACAAGTGCAAGTTTGACGTTTTCCGCAAGAACGAAAGTGTTTTGACGATTGTAGTGGTTCAAATGTTTGCGTACAATTCTTATACAATCATCGGTGTTTATCTTGTTCTCGTCCGTGAGTTGTTTCATTTTGTAATCATAAACGCCGTCCTGCTCGTACTCGTCCATGATACGGCAGCTATGAGAGTAGTCTTCAAGCCACTCTTGAATCTTTTTCGTGTAAAAATCGTGTGGAAAAAGTTCGTGGAGTGTAAGCATGATAATGCAAAGCATTTTATAGTTGTCCGTAACTATGTCATAGCACAGTTTGTTTTTGTGATAGTCTTTAAACTTCCTGTTGGTCATGTAATCCCCCCTAGTTGATTTTGATTATTCTGCGTTGTCGTGGATGTTGCCGACAACTGCTGCACGATTGCAGAAATCCTCGTTTAAATCGTAGTAGAAAATATCCCCTTGCACAACTCGGAAACGGAATTTGTCCCAAACCACGGTGAAGCGTGAAGTATTGCCGTCATCGTCTTCCAGTTCGCATATATCGCCCTCGAAAATCTTTTCGCCTGTACCGTCTGTCATACCCGTGAACTGCCCAAGCGTTTCGGGGATAACAATGGTGTTTTTGTATTGAAACTTTTGGTCGGCAATTGCGAAGTGTACGATTTCACCGTTTTTGTTATAGGCTTGTCTTAAGTCTCCGTAAATCCAGTCACGGGAGATTAACTGTTTCCCTCTGAATAGAATTTCACGCATTTGGTTCACGCTCCTTTGTTTTGTAATATAAATCTGTTGGCTTAGGTGCAAAGCAATCTATTATTTCACCTGTTGTTAAATCGTAAGTAATTTCCTGCGAAAATAAACCTGATTTATCTCTCACAATACCATGAATAGCAATTAAAGCTGTATCACAAAAAAGTTCAGATATTTCGTGCGTTATTCGAGAAAGAACTATGCCTTGACGTTCTACTACTTCTGTCGGTTCATGGACTGCGAGTTCTAAATTTGTTCCCCATATCTTTATGTCGGGAGAATATTCATCTTCGTGGCGTTTGCGAATAATAATATAATCAATTCTCACAAAACGCATATCGTTGCCAATTCTGAGACGATTGTAATCGTAACCTACGTTTTCCATTTTATCCCTCCTCTGAATGAACAATCACTCCCGAAAAATCGGGGTTAGCGTCCATTCTCGCCCCACAATTGGGACAGAAATCAGTCAGCACACGTCCTGGTGCATCTTTCATACATTCTGAACAATACGGTTTAAAATCATTGTTTAAAAATGTCCATATTCCGTGTTTCGTGCTTCGCACGGCTGCGGCAGGCTGTGCATCTACAATAATCGGGAATATTGTCTGTATAGCAAATTCAATATCACGGAACGCTGGTGCTTTCCAGCTTTTTATATCATTTAGAAGTAAATCTACATCAATGTATTTTGGCATTGCTTTTGTCACCTCATTCCATTTTCGCACCGCAATTCGGGCAGTACTTGTATTTTTCTATATCGTCTACAGTAGTGTCAACGCTGAATTGACAATGGGTGCAATACGCATCTTCGGGATTAAACGGACTAAAACACCATTCACCGTGCTTAACTTCTTGCACGTCAGATACACGATTGTTCCACGCTTTTTCTGCGGCTATGTAGTTGCCTTTGTGGATAGCGTTTACAGTTGCTCCGCAATTTTCGCACTCAACGTAATCCAACCCCTTTAACGTTCCTCCGCAAATGCCGTAATTTAAATCAGTGCTACCGCAGAATGGGCAGGGCTTTAAAAGTAAATCAGACATCATCACTCCTCCTGTTCCATGCCTCTATCGCCCTATCGGCAGTGTTTTTTGTTGCTCCCTCTGCACCGCACCTTATGCACCGCACGCAATAGTCTTTATCCGAACCGAGAAACTGTCCAATACTCCGCAGATAGTCAAGATATGTTTTGGGATATTTGCGTTGGACAGCCATAACTGTCGGTATATTGGACAGGTCTTTTCCGCAGAACGGACACGGTTTTAGTTCAGTCATTTTTCAGCACCTCCTCAATCTCATTCAAAAGTGCCAGTCTCAGCAAGCTGTAATCATCGTCACATCTAAGGCACTCATCGGGATAACCCATGCAACAATTGCCGTTACAAAACGTTTCGGGATTGTCCCATGCTAACAAATCCAGTTCTCGGTGAATTTGCCTTAGCAGTTCACGGAGTTTATATTTTTCCCAAATCACGGCATTCACTTCTTTGGGTTCAAGCCCCGTGTCCTCGTATGCCGCAAGCTTTCTCATACAAGCCTTATGTCCGACTTTTACGTTTTGAACTTGTCTCACTTCGCCGTCAACGTATTCTGTAAGTCTATCCATTTTCCTCACCTATCCTCAAATCATTCCAGCCACACACGTTCTGGTAGGTCTGCAATCAGCCTGTCGAACGTCTGTACTTGTTTGCTGTAACTGTTAAAATCTTCCTCGTCAGCTTTCTCGTATGCGGTTTCAATCTCTTTGATAACTTTCAGAAAAGACGTGTTATCGTCACGCAAAATATCAAACGCCGTTTTCAAGTAATCGTATTTTTGTCGAATGTTGAAAAATGACATTGCAACCCCGAAACATTGACCTGTGATTGATAGAAGTTCCGATTTCGTAAGCCTCATAAGCCGCTTGCCTGCCTCTGACACGGCTAAATCCTTTTCAAATTCCGTGAGGTGGAAATAATCTTCCTCGTAGGTGTCGAACCCTAACACATTGAAATTACTCCCACCCTTGCTCATGAGCCCCACAAAAAAGTCGTCAAAATGCTCGGTAACATACATGTCGTTAAGCATGTTTAAAAGCCGCTCGCTTTCGCCGTCAAGTTCGGAGAACATCATCTTGAACTCAAACTCTTCCTCTTCATCGCCGTCAAGAGCATTCAGCAGTGTGTCATCTTCCGAGAAAAAATAACGCACATCGGCACATTGCTCACAGATTTCATACAGTTCATCCTGAATAGTTTCGTAATTCAGTTCCGCAAGGATTGACTTCTTAAATCTCATGTTGCGTGCTTTTTCACGTCTTTTGTCGCTTGTCAACTGTCTCTATCCTCCTCAACTGCCGTTCAACCTTTTCCGACATAATCGCCCGAATTTCGTCCTCGCCTACTGCAATCATCATCTGTTCAATCATGACTGCCACGTCCGCAACTTCTTCCTTGAATCTTTCGTAGTAGTCTGCCGAATCGGTCGAATAGCTGTAACGCCTTAGTTTTTGTACCGCCTGTATCAGTTCCGCACATTCCTCGATGAGGATTTCAAGCTGTGCCTCAGAACCGTAGTGGTCGAGGATTGTTTGTAGTTTGTCTGCGAGTGTTACGCTTTCGTTATCCTTTTCAATTTTCATAACTCCCTCCAAAAAATCCGCTCAAAACGCACTGAAACTCCTTAAACCTGTCAATCAATTCTTGCTTGCTCAACTTGTCAATAACTCCGACAGGTTCAATCAGCTTTTCTAAAGCATTGTTGATTTCAATGTGGTCTAAGAAAATCTGTTCCCAAAGGGCAAACTCTTTGTAGTCGCTAAGAACGGCTTGCTTTTGCTTTTTTGCATCTTCTTTGTTGATTTTCTTTGCGTTAAACTGTGCGTAAACTCCGCACATCGCTTTGTAGTAATACAGTTCTGCTTTGGTCATTTTCGGCGGCAGTTTGCCTTTCCCTTTTGCCGCCGTGACCTCAATTTCTTTTAGTCTTTCATTCATCATGCTCTCTACCTGCCCAATAAAGTGCTAAATTCATTTTTTGAGGGTTGCCCTGTTCGAAATGCGGACAGAAATCGCCGTCCCTGCCGCTCGGTTTGCCATGTATTAAGCCGTAACCGCAGCAGTAGCATTCTTTTCCATACCACTTGTACGGTGACCGCCACTTGCATTTGGCTACAATAGGGCATTCGTTCTTGTCGGGCATAATCTCTCCACCTACTTCATTAATGTCAATCCGTCTACAATCGCCCTAGCATCGTCCACAGAACGTGCTATGCCTGCTTTGTGTCCCAGTTGCCGCATACGGTCTATAAATCGCTCCTGAGCCGTCCTAGCCGTGCCTGTGAGCCGCTTGACCTCTATAAATGCGTGGTCTCCGTCTGCACCGTAGTAAATCAAGTCGGAAAATCCCTCAGGCAATCCTTTGACTGTGCGGACGTTAATCAAAATACGTTGCCCAAACTCTTTCGAATAGACAAGCTTCCCTTGATAAAACGTTCCTGCATTCGTTCGGAAAACGCACGAAGTCTCAGACGATAGTGCGACTTGAATTTCATTTTGAATCAGATGTTCCGACTTCATGTGTCGTCCTCCCAGCCAATAGCCTGCTCAATGTTCATCGCCTAGCACCTCTTTAACTTCGTCAACATGATGCCAAGCAAATATACATTCGTCGTGGGGGTCACATTCACGACTGCAAACGTCACATCTACCAAAACTAAAGTATGAAACGAGTTTGCCGCTATAGTATCCTCCTACAACTTTACAACCGCAATTCGCAATTTCATCAGCGATTAATTGCATATCATTGACCGCCGATTTCAACAGTTCACGCAACTTTGCGTTTTCTTCCTTCAGCTTTGCAACCTCTAACGGGGAAAGCTCCGAATTTTCGTAAGCCTGCAACTGTTTCAAAGTGTCTGCGAAGTTAATACCTTGCTTCATACCATCTGTAATTTTTGTGGTTTCAAAGTCAAATCCTTGTTTTGTTAATCTATCCATGTCACTTAATTAATCCTCTCTTTTTTCCTTGAAGATACGCCCACCCTGATTTGTAGCCTTTTTTCTTTGCCAAAGCGAACAATTCCGCCATTGTGCGACAGTCATCGGGATTGGTAATGTCCTTGACTGCGGTTTCGGCTTTCTTTCGGGTTGCCTCCTTGATTTCTTCAAGATGAATTTCTTTGATATTCTTGATTTCCTGTGCCGTAAGCTTTTCTGTACTTCCGCAGTACGGACATTTATTACTGCCGTTAGCCTTGTAAGTCCCAAAACAAATAGGGCATTGTCTGATTAGCAGTTTGCCGTCTTCCCCATAGTCGGGTTTCTTTTTCGGCACGCTGTCTAAGCTCCATTCTCGGTCATCATCAGGCAGTCCAAATCGTGTGTAGTTGTTCACGTGGTCAAGGATAATCGCTGTTTTGCCCTCTTTCGGTCTCATGCACCGCATTGACTGTTGAATGTACAACGCAAGCGACATTGTCGGTCTTAGCAGTATGCAACATTCGCAGTCGGGACAATCAAAGCCTACACTAATTAAGTCTACATTGCACAAAACACGAATTTCACCTTTGCGGAACTGCTCGATTATTTCGTCACGTTGCTTTTTTGGTGTGTTTCCGTCAAAATGTACTGCGTTTATGCCTGCTTGTACGAATTGCTCCGCCATTTTCTCTGAATGGTTTATCGAAGAACAATAGCATATAGCCTGTTTGCCGTCTGCGTACTTTCGGTAATGCTTAATCACGTCTCCAAACACCGCACGTGTCGACAAAAGTTCCTCAGCTTGCTTGCTGTCAAAGTCTCTGCCTTTGCGTTTTAGTGCGGACAAATCCGCCACACTCGGTGCGTAGTACTTGTACGGTGCGAGATACCCTTGCTTTACAAGTTCTTTTGCCGTAACGCCTTGAATCATGTAGTCGTAAGTGCCTTTTAGCGGCTTCCCGTCAAGCCTACACGGCGTTGCGGTCAGCCCTATGTAATAACAGTCGGGATAGGTTTCAACAATCTTCTGCCACGTCCTAGCCGCCGAAAAATGGCACTCGTCAAATATAATCATATCTGGTTTGGGATAACTGTCCAAATGATTTGCGACAGTCGTAACCATGCCGATTTGAATGGTTCTCAGTTCAATCCCGAATCTCACAAACGTGTCAACGGTTTGGTCAAGCAGTTCTTTACGGTGAACCAAAAACCACACTGTTTTACCGTTCTTTTGTGTAGCCTCTGCCATTCCTGCAAACAGTACCGTTTTGCCCGAACCGCATGGGGCGACTACACAGATTTTCTTTTCGCCGCTCCCAAATGCGGATAGGACTTTCTTTATGAAATCAGATTGATACGGTCGGTATTTTATCATAGCAGTCCGTCAAAATCCTCTGCGGTAAAGGGTACATCGGCAGGGGAAACGTCAATCACGCTTTCGGGTTCGTCAGCAGGGAAGAAATCGGATATTTCAGCTTTTTTGCTTGCAATCTGCTTGTAAATGCCAAGGTATTCTTTAAACTCTGCTTGCGACATTTCGGAAATTGCTTTACCTAAGCGGTTCAGAATCATTTCAGCAGAAACGCCTAACTTTTCAAACGCCTGAACCATTCCGTCAATGCGTTCTTCAAACGTTTTTTCGGGTTCTTTGTTCATTTCTGCCGCAAGGCTTGACTTGACAGGTTCTCTTTGTGCGTGATACTCCGCTTCTTCCTCAACCTGACAGCCCATTAGGATTTCGGGGCAGTGTACACGTGCGAAAAATGTGGCGGCTCTGTACGCCAACATTTGTTCGGGCATATTACGCCACTTTGGGTTTGATGTCCAACCCTCTGCTTTTGCCATGGAAATTGTGATAGTTGTTCCTTCCAAAACGTCACCGTCTTTGTCAACCGCTTTGATGTAACAGCCACGTGAATCTGTGCCTTTTTCACCCACGTAGCAAACCTTAACTTTTTCGTACTTGTTTCTAAGGAAACTCATGCACGCCTGACCGCTCCATGACGGTTTCCCCTTGACCACGTAGAGATTCTGCATGACCATTATCGGCGAAACGTCCATGCGGTTTGCAATGTCGATAGCAATCGCTGTGTCGGCAGGCTTGTTCCTGAAATTCTGTGGCACAATTTCCGCACGGCAAAGTGTGTTTGCAAGCGACAAGCACTCGCCAAAAGTGTTTATAAACGCCCCTGACGGGGTCGCAGGTGCAGAAACTGTTGCCTGTTGTTCAATGGATAACTCCGTTGATTCATTCATGTATATTCCTCCTTATTCATAATCCTTTGCCAACCATGCAGGCAGGCAAATTAAATTAGGTTCGCCGTTCTCGCCGTTATAGCCGTACCAGTTATTGGTTTCCGTACAGCGAACAACCGTGTCTAAATACCTTTCTAGGTCGGCATTGCCCTTTTCAATGAAAAGCCTGTCCGCCTCGAGAATGTTAAACGCATATGGCGGTTCTTTCTCAACGGCGATAAAAACAAACCTGTGCGGTCTGCCCTCGACTTTTTCAACGCCACGAGTGTACAGTGCCGCTTGCAAATCGTAGCCGTACTTTATGCAGTCACGGAAGAATGCGTTTGTTTCGGCATTGTTGCAGGTTTTGAGGTCAACTATCACCGAAACATTTGCAAAGTCTGTTCGGCAGTCGGGGCGGCATTTCAACTGAATGCCTGTCCGTTCGTCCGTCCAAAAATAAGACTGCTCTTTTTCTCCCGACAAAAGCCGTGCGGCGTATTGGTTTGACAACACGTTTTCAGCCATTGTCTGAATCACCGTCATATCTTCCTCTGAAATCGGTATCTTTCCACTTTCGGCAATTTCGGCGGCTATACGCTTTCCCTCTGCGGTTCTGCGGTCAATTTTCGGTGCGACTATAAATTCCTCGTTGAACTTTTCGGGTTCGAGAACGTAAGCATGAAACGCAGTCCCGAAACTCATTGCCGCCGTGGTTTCCGATTTGTGGTCGAGTGCGTACTTGAAGTGTGCGGGGGATTTCGTCAGTAAGTGCAGATTTGACTTGCTCAAAGGTGCAGAACCGTGATAGTCGGCGTTTGAGATGTTAAGTTTTTTCATGATTAAATAGCCCTCACAAAAGTTACTCCCATATAATCAAGTGGTGCAAGCCGTGATTCTAATTCAACACCAACAAGTTTCGCAAATGCATCAATGCTTGTGACATATGCAACAGTTTTCCCATCATGAAACGAGCTTATGTTTACAAGTTTGATTTCCTCAGATGCCCCTTTCGAAAGCTCATCAAAGCTTTTCACAATGTCAACAATTTTTTTTACATGTTCCAGTTCAGCATTGTTTGATGCCTTATTTTCGTCTGCTTGAAACTCTTTGGAGTCCCGTATGTTGTCTATCAGCACACGTAGAGCATAAATTTCAGTATCCAGTATGTTACGCAACATTTCATTTTCTGCTATCAGTCTGCCGTTTTCCTCTTTTACATTCGCCGAATCTAAAATGATTTTGGCATTGTCTGGGAGTGCCGCCTGAATTTCTTCAGGTTCAAGCCCCGTGTTTTCGTAAGCAGTGAGTTTTTCGGCAAATTTTTTAAGACACTTTATGTCGCAAGCTCCATCAATTGTTACTTCGTTCAAGTCGTCCCCATAGATGAAACATTTTTTGCATTTACCCTTTTCCGTTGTTAGTCTATCCATTTTTACCACACCTTCTTTTCCCATATTTCGATTTAATCAGCCGCATTTTTACCACCTTTCAAAAATTCCTCTAAAAGTTTCTGAAACTGTTGAAAACAGTCCGAGCATAACGTGTGACCTAAGACAGACACAAAGTTTTCATTCTGAATGAAAATGACATAATCTAATTTTATCATTTCGGATTTGCCGCACCTGTCGCACGTTACTTTATAATTGAAATAATTCTCATTCATTTTCCTCTTGCCTGCACCTCTCGCACAAATCCTCGCCGTCATCGCACTCCGCACCGCAGATGTCGCACGTCCACTCGGTCACCCGACATTTCGGGCAGTCACGCCCCAAGCAGGGCAGACCGCACATCACGCAATTGTCGGGGTTGTAGTATGTGTTAATCATCGGTTTGCTCCGTTGGTCTAGTCGGTCTGTACTCAAAGAATCGCACGCCTTTGTAGTCGATACAAACGTCATCGTCAAGCGTGTACGGCTCTTTGTCAAGCAGTTTGGCGAGGTTGTAAATGCCCCAAACATGAACCGCAGGAATGCCGTCTAATCCGATAGAGGAAACGCCCACCAAATCTATCGCACCGTCACGTTCGTTGTACATATCCGCAAAGTTCCTTGCGATTTCAGCCATAGCGTTCACACGTTCGATAGCGTTCATTTCACGTCACCGCCTTTCGTATCAATCGTGAATACACCGTCCGTGTATCCTGCCGTTGCTCCGATTTCGGCGGCAAACGCTCCGATTTTCAGGGCTTGACAAATCAACGTTTCGGGTGTATAATAAAACTGTGATTGTGATTTTTGTTCATTTTCATCGAACACAGGGCTTGTTTCTGTTTGGGCAGAGACAGGCTCTTTTTTTGCGTTGCCGGACGGTTCGGGTTCTGCGAGAATCCTGTAGAGTGTCGGTCTTGAGATGTCGAACTTGTCGCATATCTCCGAACGGCTCATACCGCCGAAGTACGCATTCACAACTTGTTCTTTGAGTTCCTCTGTCACGGTTGTACGCTTTTTGCGAGCGGTTGTTTGCACGGTTTCTGTCTCTGTTTCGCTCTCAGCCGTCTGTTCACGCTTTATCGCATGTGTCGGGTCATAACCCAGTTCGATAAGCTTTGCCTCCACGTCCTCAGCGTTCATTTTCAGTTCCTCAGCAATCTGTTCAACCGTCTTTCCTGCGGTCATTGCGATTCTTAATGCCATTACTTTTTTCTTGTCCATTGTTTTCTACCTCCGTAGTTTTAGATTTTGATTTTTTCCGTTGCTTTGCCGTTGCCTATCTTATCCATGCTTTTCAATGCCGTTGCTCACCGTGCATTTCACCGCCTTTGCTCAGCTGCTCAACGCTATGCCTTAGCTAAGCTATCCACGCTGTGCCGTTGCTCCACTTTTCAATTCAATGCCTTCGCTCTTCGTTTTAATTCATAGCTTTGCCCTTGCGGATCAACCCTTTGCCTTTCCGTTTCCACGCCATGCTCAGCTTAGCCATTGCGTATCGTCTGTTTGCTGTGTCATACTTTTCCGTGCCGTTGCCAATCAATTCAAAGCCGAACTAAGCTATTCCTTTGCATATCAACTCCGCACTATGCCCTTGCACTTCGATTCCAGACTTCGCTCCGCCACTGCTATTCCATGCAAGTCCAAGCTATGCCATTGCATATCGGTATACCGCCAATCTTTTCAATGCTATGCCATCGCGAAGCCACTCTATTCTATGCCTTTGCCGTGCCGAACGGTTCGTCGCCCTTGCTCCTCCAATCTGCGCCCTGCTATGCCATAGCAAATCAGTTTTTCGTGAAACTTTCCTCACGCCACATGAAACGCCCTTTACCGCTGTTTCTCCACTGTCCGATACCGCAAAGTGCACCGTAGTCAAGCCACTCACGAACCATATCCGCATCGCTTTCAATCAACATCTGAATCGTGAACGTGATTGACGAACCTTCGGGAACGGTCTCCGAATGTGCAATCGAAATGCGTTCGCCCTGCGGTGTCTGTGCTCTGAGCGGTCGCTGACACTCGTTCATTTTTCCGCTGAGTGTGAACGGTATCTTGCGTTCCTTAACGAAGATTCGCTTGTCGATTTCTTTCTTGTACGCCTTGCATTTGGAACTTTCCGAACCTCTGACCGTCCGCAATGCACCGCACGAATCCTTGAAAAATCCCTTGATTTGATAATCGTACAGATACGGTGTTTTGCCGTCCTCCATGCGTGGAAAAACCGTCATGCCACGCTCGACAACTTCCTCAACGCCCAAATCTGCGATTTCCTGTTCACGGCTTTTTGCATCGGGGGCTTTGCTTGCGATAAAATTATCGTGGAGCAGTGGGTCGTTGTTCGCCGTTCCGAGAACGTCCTCCGTGAATGTTAATGTTACTTTCATTTCCGCTTTTGCTGTAATTGCCATTGTTTTCTACCTCTTTCTCATCATTTTTGTCATTCAACTTGTTAATCCTAACCGCCGCCCAGACCGACAGCACATTCACCGCCGTCAGAATCACGGCTATCACCACGAGTGCCGTTATCATGTCGACAGCCACTGCACGAAATCCATGAAACCGTACATCACCGCCACGCCCGTAAGTCCGAGCATTACAAGCACTACCGTTGACAGAAACATATCCCGTCTGCGACTGATGCGATTACGGCGTTCACGGTGAACCATGTTGACCGCACACTCTTTGAGCCGTTCAATCTCACGGTCTCGCTCATCACGCTGATAGATTAACTCGGCGTTTTCTGCCTGTAGTTGCTGAAATTTGGTCATTTTAATCACGTCCTTTCAAGGTTAGTTCGCCGCTCACAAAGTCGGCAATGTTGATTTTCTTCCGTTGGCAAAGCAAGAACACTTCACCGAGCGTGAGGTTGAGCGGATTTCTCCGTCTGTTGCCAACCGTGTTTGATGATGTTCCGATAATTTTACCAATCTCGCCGTCACTCATTCCGCCCTTTACGGTCAACAGGTTGGCTTTGACCGTTGCGGAGAACTTGTCTATTGGTCTTAACGCTACTTTTGGCATTTTTCTCACCTCTTACGTAATCCCTGCACGCTATGCCATGGTCTCTATCAAAATAACATTTGTAGAACTTGCGGCAGGATTTGCACTCATTCTTCATCTTTGTAGACGGTTTTCCCGTCAAGCTTGATGTCTGTTTCAACACTTGAAGATAGGCTTTGCAGAACTGGTAAAAGCTCTTCCAATTCCTTTACAGTAAGTTCAATCGTGAACTTAAACAGTCCCTTTTTAACCTTCATGATTTCCACTCGCCTTTCGTTCAATGTCGGCGGCAACTTCAAATGCCCCCGAAAGCATTTTGATAACAACTTTTTTGACTTGCTTTGTTGCAAATCCTTGTTTCTTCATCATATAAACTATCTGAGCCAAAAACAATGTTGAATCGGCTAAAATTTCACATATGTCACCGTTGCATTTAAATACTGATTGATTTCGCTCTCTGTCGCACTCATAGCTTATCATCGGTATCACCTCCGAGTTGCTCGGTAAATTCCAGTAGCATAATTTCAAGTTCAAGGTTCGTGTAGCCGAAATAATCGTGTAGCAGTTTACCCAGCGTACCTCTGCGAATCATCGCACGTGCCTGTTCCTCAGCATTGTCTTTGCTTGCAAGTACACGTAAATGTGCGTTCTTGTAATCATGCTTTAATTGTTCGGCAGTCAAACTACCCATTCACATCACCCCCGAACCTGTCATAAGCGAACTGTATAGCCTGTTCGCAAGCATGCGTGATTTTGCAATCGGAAATTAGTGACATTTCACGCAACATGTCGTAGTAATCCTCGCTTATGACAACACTCATACGTCTGCGAGGATTAATAGGTGTAATGACAAAGACCTCGGAATCCACGTTTTTGGGTTCGGGTTTTGTAATACCCAGTACAGTGTTAAGCTTTTCACGCTGTTTGTACTTCGGATAATTTTCACCGCTTATCCAGCGGAAAATTGTCCGAACGCTAACACCGAGTTGCTCTGCAACTTCATCGTAGCTTAAGCTGGTCTTTTGACAGTGCTGTTCAAGCAATCTGCCGTAGTTGATTTTCATTTAAAACACTCCTTCATATTTTAAATGCCGATTTTCAGATATGTGCAGATTGAGGATTTCATTGTTTCGTTGTCGACTCCACCGCTCATCACACTGCACATCTGCTGATAGTTCACTTTGAGAGTTTCAGCAAGTTCCTTTTTCGTCATGCCTTTTTCAAGTAACTTTGTGTTCGCCTTAATGCTCCAAAGTGGCGTTTTCCTTTTCACAAAATATCTCCTTTCATAATCCGAGGATTTCGTTGATAATCGGTATCGCACCGCTTTTCTTGACTTCCCCTGCCTTAATTTTGTGTAGCAGAGAACTGTCAAAATAGTGGTTGGGATACGCTTTCTTGACTTCCTCGACTAACCATGTGTTGGTACGGCGAAGTTCGACAAGCCTAATGTTTATCTTCTCTCCGTAGTCACACATTTTTAGTATGCGTTCGCACATCCTTAATACCCCCTTTACATAAAATTTAAACTCAAACGTTTTCACAGTGTTGACATTTACGTAAAAAAGTAATATAATATACTTGTGAGGTAAATTAGATTTCGGAATTACGTAAGCCGTAACTGTATTATATTACAAAGTTCCGTAAATGTCAATAGGTAAATTACGAAATTCTGTAATTTCGTATGGTTGCACAAAAAGTGAGGGATAACTATGTCCGAATTGTACAAAAAAATTGAAGATATGTGTAAAAGTCGGAGCATAACCATTACTCAAATGTGCAAAGAATCAAATGTCAGCCGTGGTTCTCTCACCGATTTAAAAAACGGTCGAACAAAATCCTTATCCGCAAAAGCTGTTAGCCAAATAGCGGACTATTTTGGTGTATCGTCCGATTACTTTATCAGCAAGAAAACATACAACCCGATTGACTTGATGTTCGTTCCACCCACAGGTCTTGACTTTGAAAACAAATTGACCGAGAACGAAGAAAAAATGCTTGCACTTTTCCGACAACTAACCGAAACTCAACAAGGAAGATTGATTGAGCGTGCGGAAATTATGCTTGAAAACAGTAAGTAATTTTTGTGTATTTCTATGTTTACTTCTATGTTTATTATTATATCTAAAATTACTTAGATTGTCAAGAGAAAATCTAAAAAAACTTAGATTTCTATGATATGAACAACTTTCAACAATGATTTTTGGTAATATTAGATAATGAGGTGATATTGTGGATTTTTGGGACATTTTTTATAGCTTGTGTGAGAAAAACGGCACTAAGCCGAATGCGGTTGCAAAAGAATTAGGTCTTAGCTCAGCAACGTGTACATACTGGAAAAAATCTCGCAAATCGCCGTCTGCGGACAATTTATCACAAATCGCCGACTATTTCGGAGTGACAACGGATTATCTGCTAGGTGTGGCTGAAACACCTATAAAATCCAACGTTACGTTTCTTGATTCAAGTAACATCTATATGAGACCTGTATTTGAGAGCGTATCGGCAGGGTTTGGAGCGTATGCAAGCAATGACATCGTGGAATATATGCCGATTTATATAGAAAATCCTTATGATGTTGATGATACATTCTGCGTTAAGGTCAAAGGTAACAGTATGTACCCAAAGATTGAGGACGGAGACAGAATTGTTATCCGAAAGCAGTCAATTGTTGACAGCGGCAGAATTGCTGTAGTGAGAATCGGCGATGAGGCTGTCGTAAAGAAAGTCGAATACGATGATATAAGCCAAGGCTTGACCCTTATTTCAATTAATCCCGAATATCCACCTAGAACGATTTCGGGTGAGGAACTGGAGAATGCGGCAATTGTCGGTTTAGTTCGGCAAATAATCAAGGAAGTATAAAACAGCCCCTCGAATTCGAGAGGTTCAAATATAAATGCCTAAGAAAGGAGGTGTTATCATGGCTGGGTATGCTTTACTGCTGACAATTGTATTTGCAGTCATTGAAGTGGCAGTGTATTTCGAGCGTGTGTTTATAAAAAAAGACATGGAGAAAAACCCCGACTATCAAGCCGACAAAGATTTAAGAGAAAACGTCTATAAACTTATTGGTGTAGCGGCTGTCTATGTAGGATTACTGGTTTTGGGGTGTGCTTATATTGAAATGATTGGAATGTAAAAACCGCCCCACGCAAAACGCAGGACGGCAACCCTAAGTGAATTTTACGGAAAGGAGTGTCAGCATAATGGCAACGGCTAAAAAATTACCTAGTGGCAGTTATCGTGTTAGGGTTTATGACGCTGATAGAAAAACATACAAGTCTTTCACCGCTCCGACTAAAAAGCTTGCAGAACTGGCGGCACAGGAGTGGCTGAACGGCAAAGCGAAAAAGCCGTTAAACGAGAAAACGCTCGGCGAGTGCATAGACGATTACATTCAACTTAAAGTAAACATTTTGTCTCCGACTACAATCAACAAATACCAAAACATTAAAAAGAATCAGCTTGACAAAAACTTTGTTGCAATGCCCCTTAGTAAACTCAACGGCACGGTCATTCAGAGCGAGGTTAACCGCCTGTCGGGTGTTTACTCTCCTAAGACCGTACACAACGCTCACGGGCTTATCTCGGCGGTTCTGAGGACATTCTATCCCGACTTGCGATATAACATCACGCTCCCAAAGATTCAGAAACGCATGCGAGATTTGCCGACTGCAAGTCAGATAATAGACATTTTTCACGGCACTGATTTAGAACTGGTTGTACTACTCGGCATGTGGCAGGGGTTTAGAGTTTCGGAAATTCGTGGCTTGAAAAAATCCGACTTCCACAAAGGCAAACTGTCTGTCAACCGTGTGATAGTGACAGTTGCAGGAGAAAACATCGAAAAAAGCGATACCAAGACCATTGACAGCCGCCGTGAACTGAGCGTGCCGCCACTCATTCAGAGCATGGTTGACAAAGTCAACGGAGAATACATCACAACTTTATCAGGCGTGGGAATTTACAAGCGTTTCAAGCGTGCAGTTTTAAAACACGGTTTGGACATAACATTTCATGACTTAAGGCATATCAACGCCAGTGTCATGCTTGCACTAAAAGTGCCTGACAAGTACGCTATGGAGCGTGGCGGTTGGTCTACAACGTCAACCCTCAAAAGGGTCTATCAAGAAACTTTCAGTGATGAGCGAATAGCGGTTGACAATGTGATTGACAGCTACTTTGAGGATATATATGACACGAAATATGACACGAAAATAGAAAACCACTAGCAATAACGAGGTTTTAAGGGCTTTGACGTGGGGTTCGAATCCCCTATACTCCACCAAACCAAAAACCGTGTATTTACGCTAAAACAGCGTATTTACACGGTTTTTTCGTGTTTTCTAATCGCAAAATATTTCCATAAAATGTGAAAAAACGCCTAAAAAAGCACTGTTTTTCACACATATATGACACGAAATATGACACGAAATTACGATTGATTTTTTGCAAGCTTACGCATTTTCTTCTTATACTTATCGTGAAGTTCGTCTTGCATTTCTTCAATGTAAATTCCGTCATAGTCAACGCTACTGAGTTTTAGCTTTAAGCGGTCAAGTTTTTTCAACTCACAGCTAACATCGCAAGCCAAACACGATACTTTTTCAAAATCCGAGACGTGACCCATATCAAGCAACATCTTTGCATACTCTTGATACAATCTTAACGTTTCGGATTCCCACTCACAGTACATCGAGAAAGCCTCTTCTGTTTTCTGCCGCATAAGCTTTCCTGAAACGTCTTCACGGTGATGATTAAACCAGTCAGCAGGAATGTAATTCTTAGCGTTTACACCGCTGTCTGAAATCAACTTGCTGTGATGATTGATAAAATACCGCTTTGTCTTCCTGTACTCTGCTGATTCCGCATAGTACTGATATTCGTGCATACGCTTAAAGCCGTGCAGATTCATAAAATCAAAGTAGTCTGCCATTTGGTCATGGAACATCAATGCCTCAATTTGTCGGTCAATTATTGCTGTGAAAATTTCATCGCAAGTCATTTAATTCACCTCAGCATTCACGGGTAATAAACAAGTTAGCCTGCGAGACAAGAACTGTCGCTGTCGAATTGTTTTTTACCGATACAGTGATTGACGAATTACAAGGGACTTTCACCAGTATGTTTGACGATACGTTGAAATAAGCATTTGCGACTGTCGGTGTTACCACCATTTCACTTCCCGAAATAGTTTCGCCTGCGTTCGTAATGTCAAGAATGATTGCACCTGTAGCCGTCGAATTTGCCACGTTGGCATTAAAGCCTACCTCATATATACCGGGCTTAGTTATTGTAAATAGTCCACTGCCAAGGTCATGAGAGAGCCAACCTCCGCAACACGATTCGCAAGAACGTGTGCGTACTCTGTCCGTAGAAAATGTTACGTTCTGCCCTGCGGCTACAGTCTGAACCGCCGCATTTACCGAATTAATCATAAAATAACCTCCTAAAAACAAGAGGGCGTATAGTGCGCCCTCTCTGCAAAAGAGTAAGCCGCTATGCGGTATGGATTTTCTCCAACATACTCATGATTTTCTTTTGATTTCCAACAATGGTTTCCAAAAACTCACGGTCTTGTGTTTGTAACTCTTGCATAATATCATCATTCGAGGACTGATGTTCGTTCTCGTTGACATTCATTATCTGTAAGCAGAAACTTACAATCGTGAGTACGTCAAGGAAACCTAGCTGATTATTGCCATTCATCAGTTTCCGCAAGCACAGCCGCTGTAAGCGGTTGCATAAGGATTGATTGATTCATACGGCGAGCAAGTAATGTATGCAGGCTGTGAAATCGGTCTTACAGCGTTGATGATAGTGCTTGTCTGTGCCTGATTTCCAAGCTGTAGCTGCGCCGCCTGTAACTGGTCACGCAGTTCCTGAATCGTGTTCTGTGTCATAACGTCAACAATTCGCTGTGTGTTAGCCTGTCCTGCTGCAATAATGTCGCAAGTGTTCTTAGCGTTCTCGTAACGCAGAGAATCAATGTTGCGATTGGTTTCACAACAGCAAGACTGCATCTGATAGCCGAGATTGTTAATGTTCTGATTCGTTGCGTTAATGCCCTGATTTACGGTGCTTACAACGCCGTTAAATCCCGAACACATATCACGCTGAACACCATTGAATCCCTGCAACATGGTTGTATTCTGCGAATAGAATCCGTCACAAAGTCCCTGCTGAATGCCTCTCACACCGTTTTCAACGTTCTGAAAGTTCAAATCCTGACAGAGGTCTGCACGTGTAAGCGCACCCTGCATAGCCGCATTGTTACCGCCGAGACCGCCAAAACCACCGCCCCAAGCAAGCAGGAAGAACAGGAAGAAAACCCACGCTCCGTTACCGCCGAACATTCCGTCATTGTTTCCGTTGTTTCTCATAGCGAGAGCATCCGATACTGACATACCATTATCCATATTTATACCACCTTTCGGATAACGTTATATTTATAACTGCCGATTGCAGTTATTTACCACAGTTACTTGCCACTGAACATCTGTGCAAACATCTGTTGTGCGTAGTTGTAATCAATTCCTCGCTGTTGGCATAAGTTCCGTGCTACTTGCTCCAGTTCCTGCGGATTGCGCCCAGCCGCCATTTGCTGCGCTCTCTGGAAAAGGGGGTTGTTTTGGCATTGCTGTAGTAACTGTTGCTGTGTCATTTGCCCTAACATTTGCATTGGATTGAACATTCTGCATACCTCCGAGAATTGATTTCAAATTGTTAATTTCGTTTTGAAGTGCCGATACCGTATTGTCAAACTCATTCTTAGTGACGGTTGCTGTTTCGGTCATTGCTTGCGGTTGTTCAATCGCATAAGAATTGATTGTCGCCGTGCCGTCAAGATTAATCTGTTTTGTATAAATTCTGCCGTGCGCAAAATCGGTGAAAACAGACACAGAACCGTCAAAGTCTACCATTGTAGCCTTAACCTCGTCAAGACTGCTTACAGGTCTGCATTTCATGTTTGCCGCCGTGTTTGCGTACATCTGATTCTGTGTGAACTGCGGATACTGCTGTTCCATTTGCTGTAACCGCTGTGCCTGCGGTGAATACATAGGATTCATGTACGGCTGATACATTAACATCACCTCTATGATTCTAATTTTACAACTTTTACAGACTTGTAAATTCCTTAAAAGTTCTCTCGAAACGTAAAAAAAGAGCAAGTGTAAGAATATTACACTTGCTCTTTAAAGTCACATGAGGTTCATAAGCTTTTTCAAGGCATTCTCATGTTTGTGTTTAATCGTGGTCTCCGAATAACCCAGCATGTCAGCAATGTAGCTGATTGTTTTGTGTTTCAAGTAAATCAATCGTAAGATGTCCTTATCCTCATCGGATAAATTACAGTCGGCGAGCAAATTTTCAAACTCGCTGATACGGCAGATGTTGTTAAGTTTATGCTTAGTTTCAATATGCTTAGTCATTAGAATCACCTATTAAGTTTTCAAGTTACGTTGCTTTTGAATTTTAACGTTTCATTTAACACATCAGTTGTATTAGTTTAACACACGCCGTGCGTTAAACTTTCTTCGTGTACCCAGTCAGACAAATCCACCCTGCCCCAGACTTTAGTTTGCCCCACGTCTGTGAGCCGACTTTCTTCTCACCGACAATCGTGTAAACCTCGCCGTACTTCACTGTTGTGGCAATGCCGTAAGTTGTGCCTGCACCCTTGCGGACGTTCAGACCTGACTTGTACGTGACTTTCACTTTGTATGCCGTGAATGACGATGTGGTAGTGGTAGTAGTTGACGTTGTGGTTTTGGTTGTGCTTGTGGTTGTTGTACCGCCAAGCTGTGCCGTAACCTTTTCTGCGAGGTCTCCGAGACGGTTGTACAGCCAATCTCCCGGACAAGCCTTGTTCGCAAACCAACGGTGAACGGTGAGAACCATTTCTCCCGACTTAGGCGTGTACGCAAGGGTTTTATCCTTATCTCCTAGCCAAATCAGCTTTGTTTTGCCGTTACGCTTGCAGATGTCCACGCACAGCGTAATCAGCGTGGCATAGACCGTACTGTTCATGGTGTACGGTGTGGTTGTGTCGCTTGCACATTCGATTGTTACCGCCCTCTGGTCATTTTCGGGACTTGAACTGCACCATGAGCGGTTACTCTCGTTTACACACAGTCCGACTTTGCCGTCTTTGCCGATACAGTAGTTACAGCTTGCCTGCCGTGAAGTACTTGCAAATCCGCCTAGAATCGTCTCCGCTGTCTGCTGTCCGACAACACAGTGCGGTGTTATGCGGTCGATTGCATGCGTGCGTGCGCCCGAATTGTTCGGGGATAATTTTGTGTAAGAGATAAGTTTACTGTTGCTCATTTTCAATTTCCTCCGTTTCTTCATATTTCCCGCCTGTGATTTCATAAAAATCATTAGCGGTAATCCATTTCTTTTCAACGGAATCACGAACACGCTTGATGTTCCATAATCCGCTTTCGTAGAAATTCTTGACTTTTTCAAACTTGCTGTTCATCGTCCATCACCTCTGTTTCATCTTCTTCAATATCAACGTCTGTCATCATGGCGATGTATTCAAGGTCTGCGTTTGCTTTTTCAACTTGCGCTTGAAGTTTTGCGTTTTTTCGTCTTTCCTCAAATGACTGTTCGTGAATTGATTTGTATTTGAACATAGCAGTTCACCTCCCAAATTCTAAACTATACAACAAGCCGTGAGAACTCCGCTTTTATTTGTCGCACCACCATAGTAATCAGTGCTACTGTTGGAAACCGAAATTGAACCAACATTAGCAATTGCGCGCACGCTGCTGGTATAACTAATATTCGGAGAACGTGTCCACCAAAAGCAGGCTGCACCGTTGTAGAATTTAATACGATTCGTATCCTTGCCGACATTAGGTGACGTATAATCAGAATAATTTGCATAATAGGAATATGGCAAACCCTCATCAATATTGCCTTCAGGTCCTCCGTAGAGTTCCGAACGTGAAAGCAGGAACATTAACTCGTCCGACGTATCAGAGCCTCCGCCGTCTGTAACGGTATTGCGTGCCGTGACTTTCTTGACCTTGCCGAGAACGGATAGGAAATCGGCGTCAATTTCGTTGAGAAATCCCGACTCCGTAGCAACCCACGACGGCTTACGCGCAAATTTTGTTGTAGCTTTCCACGGGATAGCACCAACGGCGGCAGTACTGTTAATTCTCATTCTCAAATCAGACTCGAGCCAATTGCTTGAGCCGTATCTAATACGGTGTGTATGGTTCATGTTAGCTGTGTTGCCGTCGGCTGTACCGAGGCTTGTGCCGCCCGTACCCTCTGTCACGGTCAACGTTTCAAGCGCTGTTGACGTTGTATTATCGGCGTATGTTGAAATCTTCGTTGCGCTTGCCTGCGTGTTGTGATACCACGGGAACATGATTTGACCGCCTGAGGGTATAGCTTTTGTAGTTGTAAATTGGTATGTTTTACCGCCGCCATATGTTGTGTCGTAGCCCGAAAGCAACGTAAAATTATATGTGCCTGCGGCTAATTCGGTTTCGCAATAATACAATGCCTCCACGCTGTCAAACTGCGCATAGGTGTAGCAGTCGTGTAGCTGCAACGTCATCGAATGCGTGTAAATCTCGTCTGATGGAGTGTCGCAGTCAATACCAATAATATCCCAAGTTAATACTTCGTCGCCCTTATTGCACGTTAATTGGTCTCCAATGCTAAACACCTTTGAAGCCAATCCTGCACGAACAATAGCTTGAACTTCTTCCCATGAAGTCGGAGTGCTACCGTGATAAATGTTAATCAGCGTTTCAATGTCGCTTACGTCGCTTTTCAACTGCGTAACATCTTCGGACAGCTCGGTATAATCAGTAGGAATACTATCCAAAATATCTTTAGCACTCTCCGCACTAGCTTTCGCCAGCATTTCACTCTCCGCCGCAGAATCAGCATAACTTTTCGCACTATTCATAGCACTTTCAGCAGATGTTTTCGCACTTTCAGCCTTATCCGCACTCTCACTAGCCGATTTAGCCGACTGTGCGGCATTTTCAGCGGCAGTATTCGCAGACGTCAAACTATCCGCCGCATTCGTAGCAGACGTTTCAGCGGCTTTCTGTGCGGTTTCTGCGAGGGTTTGAGCGGATTGTGCGGAATTACTGTATGTTTCGGCATTATCGGCGTATTCTTTGGCTTTGGTTGCACTGTTCTCGGATTCTTTGGCATAGTTTTCAGCCGATTCAGAGAACCCCTGTGCCTTTGTGACTTCATCTTTCGCCAAATCTACTTGTTTGCTTGCTGTAGCGGCACTGGTTTCCGCACTCTCAGCGGACTGTTTTGCCGTGTCAGCGGCAGTCTGAGCCGTGTCAGCCTTTTCAGAAACACTCTCCGCAACCGCCTTAACCTCCGTCAAATCCTGCGATGTCTGTGTAGCCGAATTAACCGCAGTTTCAGCGGATTCAGCGGCACTTTTCGCACTGCTCTCCGCAGATTCAGCCGCATTTGTCGCAACCGTTGCGGATTCTGCAACAGTTCCCACAGCACTCTCCGCCGTCTCCGCCGCAGTCTCCGCACGTTCGGCACTCTTGCTTGCACTGTTTTCAATGCTCAACACCTTTTCCAGTGCGTCAACCGACTGCTCGTAGGTCGGGATAGCACCGTTGTCAAGCGATTCACGAATCTCCGCACGGAAGATGTTTGATTTTTTGACGTATGTAAAATATCCGTCCTCTGCCTTGACAGCCAAAACCTGTAACGTGACATATCCAACCTCACGGAGCATGCTAGCTGTAACAACACATTTTCCGTCCTCAATGGCAACGTCATACTGCACACCGTCCGAATAAGATACACGCAGTTTGTATCCGTCCGCACCGTCAACCGTAAGCCCCTCAAACGTGATTTCACGGCTGTTTGTCTCGCCCATGTAACCCAGTAGAGTTGTGCTCGGTGTGGCGTAGTAAGCCGCCGTCAGCGTGATTTTCATGGTTTTATTCCTCCTCCTCCCGAATATTCATAACCGCCGCAATCCCTGCCGCTATCGCCGAAACTCCCAGTCCGACTACAGCGGTCTTGACCGCCGAAACGCTCGAAAAATCAACGTTCGGAACGGCAACCGCTATGTAACCTACCGCCGACTGCACGAACGTTCTAATCGCTCGCTTAACCCAGTTTTTCATGTGTTTGTTCTCCTTTCAGTTCGTCAATCCTGTGGTGTGCCTGCTTGCAGGATTCCTCCACTCTTGTGACACGTTCGTTAAGATTGCCGATTTTCACGGCATTCTCTCGGTTCTGCGTTTTCAAATCGTCAACGCCTGCCTTAATATAGCCAATATCCGACATGATAACGCCCTTGTTTTCCCCCTCGTTGGTATCGTCCGTTCGGCGGTTTCTCGTTGCCGCCACGATTGAAAAAATCAGCGATACAACCAATGCAAGGGAAGATATTACGATAGTTATTATCTGTGCTGTTGTCACGGTGCACCTCAATCCTCGTATTCGATAGCGACATACGGCGTGATGTAATACTTTTTGCCGTTCATTTCCGACTTGTAATACGAACTTGCGGACGGTGAACAAATCTTATAATTTAGAAACGGAAAGTACATCGAACTTGACCTGTCGACTATCGGGCAGATTAGCGTTTGACTGTCGGACGTTTTGCCAAGAAAACCGCCCTCATTTGTGCTGAGAGAGTTGACTGCTGTCGATTTGTCGGCAATTGGAGCGAATTGAGCGTGAATTGTTGCTCCGTTTCCCGCTCCTGTTGCAACAACACCGTAACCGCTGTAATCCGTGTCGAAAACGTCTGCGGTTTTGCTAATAATAATCATTTGTTTTGCATTTGAACTTGATGCGTAACCGCCGAAAATTGCAAGCGTGTTTTCCGTTTTAACAACTAAATAAGAACTTGCATACGCTGTGTAACTTGTACCGTTTGTTGATGGTGTAATAGCCAACCCCGAAGTTGTTTTAGTTGCAAAATTAACGTCACCGTTCACCGCCAAATAAACCTTATCGCTAACCCACAACTCCGTCACCGCTCCGTCATCGTCCGTAACGATTTTGCTCCAGTTCCAAATGTCCTTTATGTCCTCAATCAGCGTTGTGATACTGCCGTTTACTTTTGAAAAAATTTCAATTGCCATTTACGATTCCTCCGTTTCTTCTTCAAGCGTGATTTTGGTTATGTCTTCGGGTGTCAGCGTACCGCCGTCAGCAAGGCGTAGGTCAACTTTAATCTGCCTGCACTTCGATATGCTGATTGTGGTTTTCTTGCCTGCCGTGAGCCATGAAGTGGTGACATACGTTGTCGAACTGCCTGTGTTGTAAAAGCAATACAGCCGATATTCCACAACCGAACCGCCGATTTTATCCGACAGCACACGTACACCGCCTGTCGCATTGTCCGTGAAATAGTGCCAATCCGTAAGCCGAACCGTCAGCCCCGAAACACCGTCATCGTTGTCAACCGATTCAAAATCACTGCCCGAAAACTCCGTTGTCACGCACTCCGCAAATCCCTCGATTCCTTGCTCCGCCTGCACCGCAGGGCTGTCCGCCAACGTCACCGCCACGCCGTTCACCGAACTCCCCGAACTAAGCTTTGTATCGCCCAGATACTGCGTGACTTTGTTGCCGTCTAAGACGTAGTAGACCGTTGTCGGGTCATGGGATTCCATGGTATCAAAAACCTCTTTGGTTGTTGTGAGGAATGACATGCCCGTTTTGAGATACAACTTGAACGCTTTCGAGGGGTTAATTGTTTGCTCTTTTAATGCGTAGAGTCCTACAGTCACAACACTTTCGTTATCCGAAACTGTTATCGGAATTTCGGTTGTACCTCTGTAAACGTATGGTATTTCAATGGTTTCCGTACCCAATCTAATATACAGTGAATATACTGCCTTCGCATCATATCCAAAAGACAGCACCAACTTGTTTACTCCTACAGGAACGTTTGTAAAATCAAAGAGGAATACTTCACCCCCCTCAGAGGGTTCAACGTTTTCGTCAGGCAAATCCGCACGGATATAAGACCCCACACGGCTTGACAGGACATCTATCTGCGTGTCATATTCATCATTTGTTATTGGCAAACTGCCATAGTATAGGCGTGCTTTTTTGTCTGTTTCGCTCACTTGACCGTTCTGGTCAGTCAACTTAGTGCTTTTCTGAACAACGTAAAGGTCTGTTTCGCTGTGAGGCGTATCGCTGTTGTAAACTTCGTTCGTTGTGCAGACAACATTAGTAAGTGCATCGGTTGTAAGCCGAATTTCAAAAACTTCACTCGGAACAAAACTGCCCTCGTATACAACAATATACCCTTCATCGGCAACCACGCTTATTGTCATCTCACTTTTTCCGTCACTCAGGAAACTATAATTTCCCTTGATAGACGTTTCTCCTCCGAGAGAAATCTCAGATGTTTTGTCGAGATAGGTTATAACCACTTTCACGTATGCTATCTGAGAATCAAACGCAAGCTGTGCTTTTCCTGCATTCGGAATGAATTTCACGGAAAACAGTTCGTCTCCGACATTCAGTATGTCATCATAGTTCACGGAATTTGTAGGCAATGCTACCTGAACATCATAGCCATTCAGGTGACCGTCAAGTGTATCCTCGTTTTCTGTCACTCGTGTTGTTAGATTGATTAAGCTGCTGTTTGTTTGACTTATCTGCTGTCCTAAACTTGACCCCACAGAGTTCGCTGTTGTTTTCGCACTATCTGCCGTTGTTTGTGCCGTCTCTGCCGCAGTCTGAGCCGCTGTCGCCGCCGTCTGTGCCGTCTTAGCCGTTGTTTGTGCCGCCGCCGCCGCATCAGCATTCGCTTTCATTTGTTTGTCGATAATGTCCGAATTGTTGTTCACAACGGTAACGGAGTACTTTTCCGAGCCTAGTGGTTTCCCTAATCCGTAGT